GAGCTTGGCGGCTCAAGATCACACGCTATCTAAACGACAGCGTAATCCAGCCCCTATAAGGGGCAGATCTCGGTGGGAGGACCCCACGAGAAACCTTCGGACCAATATGGAATATTGGTCCAGGCTTGGACAGGTTGGGCGAAGACGCCCCGGATCGGTTCACGACCATAAGAAAACGTAGAAGTTACACCCTGACGGGCAAACTCACTTAAACTTATGGCTATTGCATCTGAAGACAGATACCAATAGTTGGCAATTGTGCCACGTGATGATCCACCTGCTCCTGCGATTGCGTAATACATAAACCCAAACGTTCGACTTTTACAAGTCTTCGGTTTGAGTCTTTTGTACTTACAACGCCATCCTTCGTATTGAGCCGGGGTGCTACGGAGAGCACTTTTAGCTTCAGAAAAAGAAGTAATGAGGACAGAATCACCAAGTGATTCCGGCCCTTTATTCCTCCAACTCTTTGGTACCTTTTTAACGAGGTCCCGCCATGTTGGTCTGAATCGTGGATCACAATAAAAATCACCTGACACTCTTTTGGAGTAAAGGCGAAGCTTATTTGCGATCTGGAGAGCATAAGGAATGCTTCCATTAGCGTCATTAACATCTTTATAGTCAATGACGTCACGATCTAAAAAGAACGGGCGGACATTCTGGCCTTGAAACCAGTCTGTACCACAGGATTCGAAGAAGCTCCCGTCCAGGAAGCTCTTCGTACCGTTAACGCTAAAACCAAGCCGGTTTAGCATTTTAATTAACCCATCAGCATAAGCCTGAGGAACAATAAGATCATCACCATAAACGGCGATGTCGTTCCACTCACTGCAAGGAACGCAGGAGTAAGCTATAGCTGCAAACAACATCGATTCGAGCTCGAAAGTGTAACCATTCCCCATAGATGAAAACTTTGCATTTGCATGCTTAGTTCCATCGGGTAAGGTTGTAGTTTCCGAACGACAAATCGAGAGGAGGTTAAACCATTCCCAAGGCAATAACGCCTTGACCAACTCATAAGAAATAGAGTCAGAAGCTGCGGATAGATCTATCGTAGCTAACCTTCGTGAGAAGGCTAACCTTGACAAGGTCTGGTTCCGTTGCTGAGATTGGAGGTTAATTCCCAACTTCGACTTTAACTTTTCGCGTATTGTACGTCCAATCCCCAGCTGTAAAAAGCTGTTTAAGGTTGGTTCGATACATATACCGCGGCGAGTTGTGGCCGATTTTGGAACGGTTGTGAAAGTATTACCATCTACTATTCGACCGGCAGGAAGGCTATTATACCACCCTGTATCTCCGATCAAGCTTTTGTAGTAAGGCAACATTTCTATGGTTAAGTCCATACCGAGCCGGAACTTGTCCGACTTAATACTTCCCTTACCACGTATACACGTAGTAGCACCAGGGCCAAATCGGCAGCGTTCCCAAACAGAAGTTAGGGTCCGCTTTGATAAGGGTCCTAGGATTGTTCGTACTATCTCTTTAACATCGAGATACTCCGATAGATGGATGGAACCATCTAGAAAAGAAAGATTAATCTTTTCACAACCGGCCTCAGACTTAATGAAAGTATCTAAGGCCTTAGCTTCAGTATCGATCCCAGATGGGATTAACTGACTTTTGCGAAGTAGCGACATGCAGAGATAATCGTCTTGAAAAGACTTCTTATCAACGTAGTCGTTAGGATTGATCACTTGATTGATGATCTGGTCCCACTCCCCAGCTTGAATTAACAAGTATATGGAGAGTGCTTTAGGCGTATTAATAGCCTTGCAAATACTAAGTGTGGTGGTCAACTCCAGACGAAAGTCGTCTATTGGAGGGATGTGTGGACGTTGAGTCGTTAACATAGTAAGTATCCTTTGAGGATAAAATCCCGAGCAGAGTGCTCAGTAGAATGAACAGAGCGACCTTTATAAAAGATCGCGTTGAAGGTGAAGAAAAACGTAAATTAATACGCAGGCTTATTTTACCAAGCCACTTCATTATCTTCAACATACCCTTTAAATAGGGCATCCGCTACCGCTGAGCCGACTAAGGCACAGTGGCGTTGCTTTTCAGCAAGCGTCATTCCAGGTGGGATTACCGATTTGACAGTAGTCATCGGTTTACTAGCTATTGAAACAATTCCATCGATAGTTTGCTCGATAGGTGTTACTAGTTTTAGATTTACATGACGAGAGTCACGTTGCTTACTTGAAGGACTCATAGAGTACTCCAAGGTATCGGCACCTTCATCAATCGTAGCATCGTCAGTGTTGTTAAACAACTGGCTCTGCGCAGATATACGATGAGGGTTAAACGTTACGTTAGCAGCGAGGTCATCGACCAATGTAATTGTATTAGCACTGGGCATAATAATCTCCTTAGGAGGTTGAATACGGAAAACGCCGTACACGGGGTTGGCATGTTGCCTATTTTCTGAACACTGTAAACAACGCGAGTGCGGTGATTACTTTCGTCCAGGATAATGAAGGTTCCCATCTTGGATATTCGTATCCAAGCCAGGATGTTACATAACGTTGGTGGCTAGAGTATTGAATACTCGGGCTACTTTCGAAAGTGTAATCAGGAAATTCAGAGT